AATCAAGCAACCTTTTCTTTGCAACTGGACTTTTATCTGATTACAATGAAGTAAGAGTAATTGATATGACTCCAATTGACGGAAGTCAGAACGTAAGAATGGTAATGAGATTTACTGCTGCTGCTGCTATAGGAGTAGGTGCTGACGTAGTTTACTACGCAGGATAATTAAACTATTAAGGGGAGGGTAAAACCTCCCTTTATATTAATAACTTTAAAAATAAAAAAATATGTCATGTGATATCAGCTTGGGACGTTTAGAACCATGTAAAGACTCAGTTGGAGGTATAACTGCAATCTATTTTATAAACTACACTGCTGGTTTATTAGATTCAGCTACTTTTAGCGCTGATGAAGTAATTACAGGTTTTGCAAGCGCATTAACCCTATATAAATACGATCTGAAGGGTGCAAACTCTTTTGAGGAAACAAACGAAAACTCTAGAGAAAATGGAACTTCATTTTTTACACAAGTTGGAACTGTTGTTTTAAAGAAACAAGATCCAGCAACAAGAAAAGAAATGAAATTATTATCTTGGGGTAGACCACAAGTAGTGGTTGAATTTTACAACACAGGAGCATCAAACGCTTCTAGATATGTATTAGCAGGAATAGAAAACGGATGTGAAACAGCACCGTCTGCAACGAGTGGTGCAGCTATGGGAGACCTAAATGGTTACAATATAGTTTTCACTGGGAATGAAAAATCTCCAGCTAATTTTATCGATCCTACAATAATAGATGATACTACTAACACTGTTGTAGTAAATGGACTATAATAAATAGCTTTTAAGGGCTTTTTATGATATTTAAATAAAAAGATAGGATCAAATAAAGAAGGGCGCTTAAATGCGCTCTTTTTTTGTTTAATAACTAACCCTAACAAAAAACTAATAAATGTGTTTTTAAATAAAACAAATGCAAATACTTGCTCCAAATACTACACCTCAAACAATGACAATAATTCCTAGAAGTTATGACGTTGATAGTATTGTAATAACTGACGAGGATGAAAATAAGAGCTACACAATTGCATCAGGCGACATAACTAATACTACAGACAGGTATTATTTAAATGTTGCAGTAAATTTTCCTAACAATACTTTTGGTGATTCAATATTAAAAGAAGGTAGATTTTACACAATTGATTTTTTATTAGGAACTGATAAAGTTTATAGAGATAATGTTTTTTGTACTTCACAAGGTGCTTATGATTATTCAATTAATAAGGATCAATATGATGAATACGAATCAACTAATGAATATATAGTAATATAATATGGCTAAAGATCTTTTTATAACCCAGCTAGCTGCATATACAGCACCAGAAATAATAGAAAAAAAGAATAAAGATTGGGTTCAATACGGAGTTGATAATAATTACTTCAATTATCTTATTGAATTATACGAAAACTCTACTACAAATAACTCTATTATAAATGGAGTAAGTAATATGATTTATGGAAGAGGATTGTCTGCATTAGATGCCTCTACAAAGACAGAGGAATACGCTCAAATGGTTTCTTTATTTAAAAAAGAAGATTTAAGAAGATTTGTAAAAGATTATAAACTGCTAGGAATGGCTGCATTTCAGTTAATTTACAAAAATGGTAAAATTAAAGAAGTGCAACATTTTCCAATGGAAACATTAAGAGCTGAAAAATGTAATGAAGATGGATATATAGAGGGATGGTATTATTCAAATCACTGGCATAACATGAAGCCTAGCGAAAAACCTGAAAGAATACCAGCGTTTGGATATGGAACAGGAGCAAATAAAAAAGAGATGTATGTGGCTAAGCCATATTCTGCTGGAAGATATTACTATTCTCCACCAGATTACGTTGGTGCTTTACCTTATGCTAAGTTGGAAGATGAAATTGCTGATTATTTAATTAACGATTGTTTAAATAACTTTTCAGGTACAAAAGTAGTTAACTTTAACAATGGAGTTCCTGATCCTGAGAAGATAGAAAATATTAAATCAGATGTATTAGGTAAATTAACAGGAAGCAGAGGAGAAAAAGTAATTGTTGCATTTAATCAAAATGCAGAATCAAAAACAACTGTTGATGATATTCCTTTAAATGACGCTCCTAGACACTATGAATACCTAGCTGATGAATGTTTTAAAAAATTAATAGTAGGTCATAGAGTCACAAGTCCTATGCTTTTAGGTATTAGAGAAGGTAGTGATGGATTAGGAAACAATGCAGAAGAAATTAAAACAGCAACATTGTTATTTGACAATATAGTTATAAAATCTTACCAAGATGAAATAATCGATTGTATTGACTCAATTTTATCTGTTAATGATATAGCATTAGATTTATATTTTAAGACGTTAAAACCTCTTAGTTTTACCGATATAGACCAATTAGAGGGTAAAGATAGCGATGTAATAGAAGAAGAAACAGGAGTTGAGTTAAAACTAAAGAAAATAGACGGAATTGAAGCATATAAGACTATAGAAGAAGCAGAAGCTAAAGCATTAGAGCAAGGTTGTCAAGGACATCACGAACACGAAGTAGATGGAGAAGTTTGGTATATGCCTTGTGAGTCACACGAGAAAGCAAGTCTATCAGATGAAGAATCTAAAAATGTTTTAGGTCATTTAGCAGAGAGTGGAGAACAAATGTCTAATAAATATGTGTTAGTTGATGAAATAGACCAAGATAGCGACATAGATAACGAAGATTGGGCAAACTACTTAATTAAGGAGAAAAAAAGCACCCTATCAAAAATAAAAGGTTTATTAGGATTAAAAGACGAAATAGATTCTAAAAAAAATGGAAGCTCTTTTAGTTCTTTAGATTCTAAAAATGGATTATATAAAATTAGATATACCTATGCTATAGGATCATCAAAACCTAGCAAAACACAAAGAGATTTTTGTAGAAATATGATGAATATGGCAAGTGCTGGTATAGTATGGAGAATAGAAGACATAGACAAAGCAAGTAGAGAGGGTGTTAATAGAGAATTAGGGCATAAAGGTAGGTCTTACGATTTGTTTAAATTTAAAGGTGGCATATATTGCAGACATAAATGGAAAAAAGTATTATATAGACTAGAAAGCAATACAGAGCCATCAGAGAATTTAGGTAACTATAAAAAGACTAGAACTATTCCTAAAAGTTATATGAGAAACCCAAGAGGATCAAAACAAGCTGGAATTGCACCAGAAAACATGCCAAACAGAGGAGCATACCCAAAATAAAATATTATGGCTAAAGCATTATTTGTAACAACTAAAGACATAAAGAGATATTCAGTTCTCTCAGGATCAGTAGATCCAGACAAGTTTATATACATGGTAGAAATATCTATGGACACAGAAGTTCAAAATTTTATGGGAACTAAATTATATGAGCAAATACAAGCCTTGATCCTAAACAATGAAATTAATTTACCTGCTAATGATAAATTTAAGCAGCTTTTAGAGACTTATTTAAAACCTATGACTATTTATTGGGCTTTAACTTATTACATGCCCTTTGCTGCTTATACGGTAGCTAATGGAGGTGTTTATAAACATCAATCAGAAAGTAGTGAATCAGTATCAAAAGAAGAGGTAGATTATTTAACAAACAAATATAGAGATATAGCACAATTTTACACAAATAATTTTGTAAGTTATATGTGTTTTAATCAAAATCTATTCCCTGAATATAATGCTAACACAGAAGATGATTTCTTCCCTGCTGGTGAAGATAGTTTTGGAGGGTGGGTTTTATGAGATATAAACAAAAAAAAGAAAATATTGTAAAGTTAGTGCAATATTTAAAAAAAAAATATGTGGACACAAACGAACACGCTAAACGTAGAAATAAATTATGAGTATAACAGCGAACACATCAAATTGGGGTTTAGATTATAGTTATTCTTGGTGGGGAACTGCGCAGAATGATGTAGAATGGGGAGATGATTATTATGTTTCTTATTTGCAATCAGATTTAAGACGTAGGGTTTCAACGTATGAGAATAACATAATGACTATTCAATTGTTAAACGACTTAAAAGAATGTTATGAGTAATTTACTACAAAAAGCAAGTATTGTAACCACTCCAACAGCTTATGGCGTAGGTGTGTTAAATTCTATAAAACCAGCTCAATCATTTTCAGAGGAGCTTATAATCAATGGAGACTTTAGTAATGGCGGTACTAACTGGAATTACGCCTTGAGCGTATGGAGTTTTAGTAGTGGAAATGCAGATTGTAATGGAACTCAATCAGGATTATCGTATTTAAATCAATCTGGAGCAATAGTATCTGGAAAAGTATATAAAGCAACTTACGAGGTAACATCTATTACTGCTGGAGAAATTAGAGTTTTTGTAGGAGATGTAAGTGGTTTAGCAAGAACAACTGTTGGAGTTTATACTGAATATATAACTGCTACAAGTACTAATTTTTGGTTGAGAGCAAGTTCTACTTTCGTTGGCTCAATAGACAACGTAAGCGTAAAAGAAGTAACAGACGCAGACTTCGACTTTACAAGAACATCAAGTGCTACACGTGTTAATTCAGATTACTTAATAGAAACATCAGCTACTAATACACCAAGATTAGATTATACTA